CTTACGGACCCTCCTGGCTCGAGCCATCGCATGATGCGATCCTCTTATTCGTACAGGCCGTTCTATGAATCCAGATCGTGTTAGGTTACGTGTCAATGGTCTTCAGCTTGGCGCGATGATAAATCTCGTCACTCATGAAACCGTTGACTCGGAAGTCTACACGAAATGGCAACGTACCGAGGATACCGTAGGTTATCTTCATCAAGATAACTATTTCGACACCGAGATACGTTGGTCGCGCGTTGTCGGTACTGTTTCGGGGAAACCCCCAACAGATCCCGTCTTCCTTTTGATAGACTTTCCTTACGGAAGTCAATTCAACTGGGCGCATATTCCTAGAACGTCACCTACGTCTGATGAAGACGCTGTTGCCGAAGCTGCGGCTCGTACCAACCCATCTAGGGCTGTTACGTCGATGCCGTCATTTCTCGGCGAGCTGAAGGATCTTCCCTTCAAGATCTTCACTAAGGGAATGCAGATCAAAGCAGATCACAAGCAAGGAAGTAATCGATCACCTAATTCGGTAGTCGGTTTCAACTTTGCTTTTGCACCCCTTATTCGTGACCTCTTTAACATGTTCCAATTTCAGGAACGTGTTAACGAGAGAGTTGTTGAGTTAACAGCTCTCCATAGTAAAGGAGGTCTGAAGCGTAGGTGGGATATCGACGGGGAAACATTACGGGAACGCTTTGATAACGTAACCGTATGGAGTGTAGAGGGCGCCGACGTAGTAGTCTCTATCCTAAAGACTACTCGCTGGCGTAGTTGGGCTACTATCGGGTGGTTACCCGATGTGCCTGACCTTCTACTCTCCCAGGCTGATCTCCGCGAACAAGCTAAGTTCACGGTCCATGGTTGGAATCTCTCACTAGTTGATGTGTGGGAGCTTCTTCCTTGGAGCTGGTTCGCTGACTACTTCGGGAATGTTGGCAATTATCTTGCCGCAAACCGGAACGCAGTTAACGCACACGTAGCTTCAGCATGTGTCATGACTTCCGCAGCATCTTGGACGCAACATGTCGTTACGACCCAGACGCCTTGGTTGTCAACAACCGCCGCCCAGGAGTTCTATGAAACTAAACATAGGACTCCTAACGTGCCTGTAGAATTAAACCTTGCTACCTCTCCCTTTCTGGGGCAGAGGCAACTGCTGACATTGGCTAGCATTGCCTCCCACTATCGGTGAGGCTGTGCAACCAATGGAGAACTATCTTGGCTTTCGGCACGACTTTAACCATTACGATCAATTCGGTCGCAAAGGTTCTTTCGCGCATCAATCAGGACTCTTATGGCTCGGAGTGGCTCCTATCTTCCTCAACAGAGGAGATTAGGATGTTTCTTCGTCACCAGAAAGAGACCGCCAAGGCTGGCGCGGTGCAAATGTATAGGCATACAGCCGATTACACGCACACTACGTTCGGCACTGGAGGCGCTCCGGACAATGTCCGGCAGTATTACACGGTATTCCGTGTACCATATAACGACGACCATACGGTCGCTCAGCTCGATATGAAGGGATATTCCTATTATGTTAATGGGGATACCTTCCAACTCGATATGCTGAACTGGCTCACTTGAGCTAGATCGTTGTGATCAAGCAGTTAGTCCGCTTGTATCATTTGGTTATAGGGATGGTTTATGTTCTGCCACGACGCAAGTTGCGTCGTGGTAGGCATACCCTATAAATGCGCCGACTGTGAAAGCCCGTAGGTCATACAGGAGAATATCCCAATGACTAAAGGCTACGTCGATAGATTCTCAGAGGCTATAGCCGGCATCCTTCTGGATGCTGAAACTCTAGACCCTTCGCTCCGTCAAGGTTTTGATCGCGATCTAACGCGACTCGATTCCCTTATACTTAAACACGGCCACAGCGTTCTAACGTTGGGGTTCCCCTCTATTGGGAAGGCATTAGATGCCGCACTTGATAGAGGCTTCCTGCCGAATCTTATGCTTCCTTATTCAGGTCGCATAAATACTCGGACCAATATCCCTAGACTGTTCCAGGGAATTTGGTTGAAGGTGTTTGGTATTGATGGTTGCTTGTTGTCGGGAATAGACCCAACTTGGGTGCGACTTTTGCGTCAACTTTACTACGTTGCCGCTAAAGAAGTCCTCGAATGCGCTCCCTCTGCAGTCTACCAGACTACAAAGGAGTTCTTCGATGTTGAGTCACGTCTACCGAAACCTGGCCCTCTGTGGGACAGTGTTATCGTTGACGTTCATCGCGATGATTGTGGGTCCTTATTGGACTTATGCATCGACGATCGTGTCGAACCTGATCTCTTCGAAAGCGGAGATCACGAGCGACGCGCCCTTCTCACCTTGTGTCAGCAAGTTGCTGACAGGGTGTCTGCCAGCCTTGGGACTTTCTGTCCCTCGACTGCCAGATACAAGCAAGGACGTGGAGCTACTGCGGAACATGCCCGTGGCCGAAGCTATAAGTACAACTTCGATCACTGGTCTCCGCAGCTTGAGTCAGTCTTTCCCTACGACCAATTCGGAATTTCCAGTTGGTCGGCAGGCGGAGACGAACTTACCAGCGATTCTGCCTCTCAGAATGAGTGGCATAGTCGACTTATTGACGTTCCAAAAACTGCTAAAGGGCCTCGGCTTATCGCCGCGGAACCCGGTAGCAATCAG